GAACTCCTCGCCCAGCTTGACATCACCTCATGGGTAGAGGCCAGCCGATCAAAGGGTTTCCACCTGTGGGTGTTCCTTGAAGAGGACATTCCCGCTCAGATGGGCCGCAACGCCATGTTCGCGGCCTGCCAGATAGTTGACTCCCCCACCAGGGAGGTGTACCCCAAACAGGTCACGATGCCCGCTAAGGGCTTCGGGAACGGAATACGCCTCCCGTATGCGCTGTCACGCCCAGAGGGCCGTCAGGAGGCTGTGCGTGGCTCTGAGAGCAATCTGACGTTAGAGGAGTTCACCGCTGAGGCGTTCGATTCGATGGTGACACGGCAACAGATCGTCAAAATAGCGTCCCTTTACCAGCCGGCACCATCCACGCGACCCATCCACACCCCCAAGTTCACGCAACGAAGGGTCGATGCGGACTTCAGGTTCGTAGCCCGAGACATATGGGACCAGGGTCCGTCGCACAATGACCGCAGCCTCGCCCTGTTCTCGTTCGCCTGCTCCCTGTTCCGCCAACTCTACTCGCCTGACGCTGTTCTCGAATGGACCCGCCAGTGCGACCTCAAATGGGGGCAGAAGTTTGCTGCCCGCGGCCCGCAGGGCGAGCAGCAGTTACGCAAACTGGTCGATGATGCCGGCAGCAAGATGGGACGATGACATGATGGACTTTGACCACTGGTTGAAATACGGAATCGAACAGGGGTTCTGCGGCCCCGCCGTGTGCAGCACCCACGACGGGATCCCGACCTCCGAGGAGGAGGATCTCGAGTGGCAGGAGTACGACCCGTGTATCCATGTGATACGCCCCTACACGGACGACGCCCACAAGGCGGCGGTTGAGGAGAACCATTCGCCGTCGAACTGGCGAAAGCCCCGTTGACCTACTCGTTCAGGATCCCAGGTCGACCCAAGTCGAAGAGCCGGCCACGATTCGCACGCGGCCGCGCCTACACCGACAAGAAAACCCTCGACGCCGAACAACGCGTAGCCGACCTGTACGACGGCCCCTACTACGAAGAACCAGTCTCCATGACCATGGTCTTCCACCCCGACTGGACCGACGTAACCATCGGCCCAATCGACCAGGCCATCTCGCCCCTCACCGCCGACGCATCCAACCTGTGTAAACTCATCGAGGACGCCCTCAACGGCGTCGCCTACCCAGACGATAGGCTAATCCAAATGCTTCTAGTGAAAAAGATTCCACGGTGAGTTTCTCCGACCTGTCCTGGGAACAACGATACGGATCAATGGGTGACGAAGCCGAAGGAGCATTCGAGGAACGCACCGAAGGGTGGGCACGGTACGGGTTCAACCGTCCGCCCTATTCGATAGAAACCCTGCCGCTGTTCCTGCGGTACACCCCTGACTACGTCACCGTCAACACACTCATCGAAGTCATGGGTTGCGGCAAGAACGGCCTCAAGTTGAAACAGGAAAAACTGTCAGCTCTGACCATGTGGGACGGGCATCTGCCCGTCTGGTTGTGGATCTGGTCGACACCGAAACAGCAATACGCGTTTGTTCCGTTGAAAACGATCACGAAGTTCATTGACAAGGGAGAGGCGACCCCAGGGTCGTTCCGAGAGGGTAAAGCATACTACGGCTTCAAGCCGTCCCTCTTCCCTTGGACTGACAGTGTCATCGAATGACGGCCGACGCAAGGAATCCCTCTACGATCCCCTTCTCCCGTGGGGTCGGACTGGCGACCGCCACATGCACACCTCGGCGTTCACCCGCCCCTTCTCGGGGTTGGAGGCACTCCTTGTTTGCGACCCCACCAACGAACCAGAAGAATCCGTTCTTGAACAGCTCGCCCTACGCGAGGCTTTAGCCGACGCTCTCGACACCCTGGATGAAGATGACCGCTGGCTTTTCGACATGCTTGTTGTTGTTAGGTTGTCTCTGCGTTTTGTCGGCCGTGTTATCGGAATGCCTAAAACGACTGTGGCAAGAAAACGAGACAAAATCATCGCGAACCTTCGACAAATCCTCAGCGACGATTCCGTCGTTCAAGAACGACTAGGTCGACAGTGGTTCAACCCAGACGATCAGGCGGAGTTGCTTCCACACAACAAGTAATGAACTGCATCCATTTCTCCAACCAGATCAGCATTTCCTTCTGAGCCAACCAGTTGCCCCGCTCGGCTTCTTCCCACGCACACAACAAGGCGATCACTTCGTCTGTGGTGAACACGGTCAACACGCCGAGGTGTTCACCGTTCCACTTGGCGTGGGTGCCGTCCTCAACCTCGAACGTGCCGCTGGCACGCTCCAACTCTGTGGTGATGCCCTCCTGTAGTTCCTGCCTGACAGAGCTGGCAAACCACGAAGACCACGCCGCCTCGAAATCGAGCGGCGTTTCTTCACTCACGACCCGAGTCGTTCCCTGGCTAGCGTCTTCACTGCCGACAACAACGCTGCTCCCGCTGCGATAACCGCAGTGCGAAGCGTTGAAAGGTCACCGATGATGATGACAGCAGTGAAAGCCTGCACCGCAGTCCACGCTGCTCGTTCGCCCCATGAACCCCACGAAAACTTTGATGACGTAGTCACTTCCCCTTCTTTCCGCGGCCAGCCTTTGAGTAGGCTATAGCCGCTGCTTGATCTTTCGAATAGCCCTCACCGATTAGTTTACCAATGTTGTGCGACACTGTCGCACGGCTGGATCCGCGTTTGAGCGGCATGCTAGTAGCGGGGCTTCGGACGTTTCGGGCGCTTCTGGCCCACTGTCAATCTCGCAGAGCTTTGCGGGCTGCTGAACGCGACTGGGCTGCCGGCAGCGAAAAACTGCCGCGTTTCACGCTGTCGACCAGAATACGACCAGTGGCTACCAGTTTCGGCGTTTTGCCGTCACGCATCAGAACCTACTTTCCGAATGGTCGGCCACCGCTGTTGGCGTTGCCGAGATTGGTGCTGCGTAGATACGAGGCAGCCTTCTTCGCCTTCTGACTCATGTCCCACATGGTGAACGAAGACGTTGAGTCGTTGGGCTGGTCGTCTTGACTGCCGAACGTATCCTCAAACGTTTCGTATCCTTTTCCTTTAGGCATTGAAAGTACCTCCTACAAGAGGAACAGAGCGTCCCACGTTGAACGGTCCACTGCCCCCGTTTTCCGCAGAATCCCCAGATTGGTTTGGAAATCTTTTACCGCCAACCTCGTCTTCGCCCCGAAGACACCGTCGACCGGCCCAGGGTCGTAACCCTTGTCCCGCAAGCGGGCCTGCACCCATCGAACCATTTCGCCTCGGGAACGCCGCAGCCTCGACAACGGCTTGGCATCAAGAACAGCTCCCAACTCGCGGAAGAACCGTGCTATCCCCTCAAAGTCGATAGTTGACGGGTTCCCAGCGTAAAGAACGCATCCGTTGACCAACCATGCATGCAACTCTGTTCCAGGGCAAGCCGTCGACGACAAGTCCTTATGGCCCTTCAACCACAGTTTCCCTCCGTAACGGGACTGGATGTCTGCAATAACCTCTGAGATGCCTATGAGGGCAGGTTCGGGAATCTTCTTGCCTCCGAAGCCCGTGTAACAGATGCTTTCTGTTTTAAAGTTGTAGTGCTTGGTAGCGCCAGAAACGATCCCTGAACCTCGGCCCTCATAGATCACTCCGTTTTCGTCAACAAGCCAGTTGTAGGCAACAGCGTTCCAACCGCGAGTATCCATGTGGTATCGCTCGTAGGCTCGAACTGCGGTAACGCCCTGTGGCGGGTCGACTACGCCAGAGTGATGAACGACTATTCCCACGACACGGGAAGAACGCAGCCGCGTGAACGGCCTCTTCGGCGGTCTGGCGTGCCAATCGTCGCGTGAGATGAAGTCCATCAACCTAACCTGCTTTCGTCCCAGCGAGTCTAGACGTTGCGGACCTCAATGTCGATCATGCGTTTCATGTCGTCCGACAACTCACGCTGCATGCGGATCAACTGGTTGCGTTGCTCCTCAGGCGTGTTCACCCGCAGGCCACCACCGAACATCGTCGACAGGAACGTCGTCATCCAACGCTTCTCATACTTTTCCTCGCCTGGGATGAGGCGGCGCAGCCGCCCCATGAACGGCATCATCTGATCCAACACATACAGGTCCGAATCGGTCATCTTCCATTCGCCCTTACGGTTCTCCTCCGCCTTCCCCAACGCGCCGAGGATCGGCATCAACCCTGGGATGTTCGCATACGACGGCGGCACATTCTGGAAGCGACCCTTCAACGGCAGGTCTGCGAAGAACTGCTTGCCGGCCCACAACTCGATGGGCAGCTTGGCATACGGGAACGCCGATTCGGCGAACGCCCTGGTTGCCATGTCCAACGGCTTGAGGCCAGTGATCGGCCGGTCATCGGACCGCATCCAACGGTTCAGATCCTTGAACGGCAAATCAGGGAGGACGTAGAGCTGCGACCCGTCCATCCTCCACGGCAAACGGATACCCAGGTTCTCCATGAAGTAGTCGGGCACGACCCCTTCGGCTTCGCTGGCGTACTCCAGTTCGCCCTTGACCTGCCGCAGCCTCGACCACGCAGCCGGCCGGTTCCCAATCGATTCGATCAGCACCGGCAGAATGTTCTTCTGCCACTTCCAGAAAGGAATCACCATCTTGATTTTGGCTTCGGTCGGTGTCAGTTCGCTGTAGTCGAAATGGAACTTTCTGATCGCCTTCCATGCCTCATCAATGGTGCCGCCGCCCTCCATGACATGCCGCCCTGCGGTCATACGCACCATGTACTCGGCTTCAGTGTTGGCTTTCCGCACCGCCTTGAACGGCCAGAAGTGCGCCCGCAACGGATTCCAGGTTCCCATCGACGCCATGGCGGACTTCTCCGCCACCTCGATAGCAGCCTGACCTCCACCAGCGATCCCCGACCGCTCTATCTCATCGAAGATCCGCCAGTCCCGATCAGTGGCATTGCGGAACATGCCGCGCACCCCAGCGAGCTTGACCGGCTGGCCTGTCTCAACCGTCTTCCACGCCAAATACTGGCTGCCCGATCCGAGATGACCGGCCACCGGCCGGTCGATAACCTTCCCCGTTCTCGCCGCCAGATCGTCAAGATGCTGCCGGTACTTCTTGTCCTTGACAGCGTCGATGGACGACTTCATCGCCATGCGACGCATCGCCGAAGTCTTCATGTGCTGACCCATCTCGACACCCAGGATCTGAGAGTTGATCCAGGTGGCACCCATGATGTTGCGAATCACAAACCCAGGGGTAGCGACCGCTTGTGCCTTCCAATAGTTCAGCAACGACTTGTATCCCTTCGTCCAGTCGGCCATTGCGCTGGCGCTGTTGAGTTTCGCAGCGGCCAGCGTTGCCGAAGCGAACAGGTCAGCGGACTCCTTCATGTTGACCGCCGAATAGCCCTTCAACCACGGCCCCGTCAACTGGTTCGACAGCGCCTCGTTGTACGCATGCTGAAAGCCCTGCATGGTGCGTTCCTGGTTGAGTGCCCGCAACGCATCCTCCTGGCTGTCCATCGCCGAGATGCGACGGCCAAGCTCCGTTGACCGTCGGGCACGGTTCATTTCCAGTTCGAGTTCCATCGCCTGCTCTTTCGCGGACTGTAGGTACTTCTGCTGGTTGAACAAATCGTCAGGAGTCAATATGTCCTTCTGGGCGATCAGGCGGGCCTCTTCCAACCCACGCTCCAGGTCGGGTGCGATGCCCTGCCATTTCTCCGCTGCCGCTTTGGCCTCTTCCAACGCTTCGCCGTACAGGCGGGCGTTGGCGAGGCCGGCTGCTTCTGCTGCGGCGGCTTTCTCAGCGATGTACGCCAGATCAGGCATCTCCCCCGTCGCTATCTGGGCACCGACCGCCTTCAGGAAGTCGTCATCAGCCGCATGCAGGTACGCCGTCGACCCTGTCAGATTGTCGAGATCAACCCACTCCGAATACTTCTTAGCCCACGCCTTCATCTCAGGAAGAATCGAAGACGGAATGCGCCCAGTCTCCAACGTCTGAACGAGCTGACGGCCCGCCTTGACGGTCCTGTCGTTCAACGCAGCCCGAGCCATCAAACCGTTCATCTGAGCCAACGCAGACTCCATGACCGTGATGTTGCGGTTCACAGCCTGCAACTCTGCGTAACCCCTGGTGCCGGCCTGCTTCGCCGCAGCGTCCACGCCGGCCACCAACTGGCGCAGGCGCGCCACCTCGGCGCCGATCTCGTCGGCAAACCCGCCGTACTGCTCCATGACCCGCGCCCAGTTCCCTGTGGGCAGTGGTGTCAACGAATCGAGACCCTTGATCGCAGCCTGAAGTTCCTTCGGCAACCATGTTGCCTTCCCTGAGGTCAGCCCCGCTACGGAACGCTGCGCGGCGTTGATGCGGCGCCCCAACTCGGGCGCCAAATCGGCCGGCAAGCCAACCGTCGGAGTCCCCACACCTCCGACACCCGCAGCGGCCTCGTCAACCTGCCGCAACCGAGCCGCACCCACACGATTCGCATCAATCTTGCCCTCGAACTGTTTGATCGTCCCACGATCACCAGCGATACGCCTGAACCGGCTAGCGAGATCCATGCGGATAGCCCCACGGGCATCCGTTCTCACAACCAGACCGATGTTCTCCATGCCCCGCAGCACATTCTGAACATCGACCCCCTGGGCCATGTCGTTGATGTACCGCGGGACAACCTCATGGAAGTCGTTGGAGAAAATCTGCTTGTATTCCTCCTTGCCGAGAACCCGCGCACCGATCTCGTCCATCTGGTCGCGGACAGACTTGCCGGTCGCCCCAGGACCGGTCACGTTCTGCAACTGCTCACCCATCCACGTTTGCGAAAACCGTTTAGCGGCCTCCTCCTCGCCATGCTGGGCAACCATCTTCGTGTACTGCGACGGCGTGATATATTCCCTGGCCTGCCACGGCGTCCCCCCGAGACCGCCGCGGCCAGCGAACCTGACACCGTCACCGCCGAGGATCTCCTTGCCGGCCGACGACAGGTAACGCGCCGCGTACAAATCGTCAGCGAACCCCGCCAGCGGTGTTCCCGCCAACTGCTCGTTCGCCAACCGTCGAGCGTCATCCCACCACTTCAACAGTTCCTCATGGAATGTGGTGCCCTTAGCGCCCAACCGTCGAAACGATTCAGGTAACTCGGGGTTCAGCACACCGTTCACAAATGTGGGCCTGTCAGAAGCCCTCATCAAATCTTCCCCCGAAATGCCCATCTTCTTAGCCTGCTCCACGATCCGCATAGCCCCCGACCCCTCCTCAGGAACACCAGCAGCCTTCGCAGCCATCCTGTACCCCAACGGCGGCTTGCCTGGGGCACCCAGCAGGCGCCTCTTGAATGTCCCCGCCGAGATCGCCGCATTGTTGGCGACCTCTTCCATGTAGATCCCAGCCAACGCATCATCAGGATTGTCAGCCAGCTTCATGGCCCGAATCGGGGCACGCGCATTCAACGCATTGTCGAAACTCTGCGCCACCTTGCGTTGCGACGCCAGACGAAACGCGAACCCTGGCAGTGGCGCCACCGCCTTTATCAGTGGTGTCGACCACGGCAACGTGAACGGCAACGTGATCGGCAGGCGGCGACCAAACGCCGCAGCCTGCATGATGCTCTCATGTAGATCCTTCGGAATGCCACCCTTGAGAAGCATGTCCGACACCGCTGTTTCGCCCTTCTTCAACAGCTTCATCGAGTCGGCGATCTGAGGGGCATACTTTTGAACGTCGAACGCCTTGTCGGGCAGGATGAACGCTGGAACGTATTTGGCTCGCTGCGCTCGAGCGGCCTTGCCCACAGCACCCCCCGTGGCGATGCTCAACGGCTTCTCCACGACATGGCGACCCAGCCGGCCCGTCCCAGGGATCGTCAAAGTCAACCCGTGCTTGATCCCGATCTCTTCCAAAGCTTTGCCGGCCGACAGAATCGACCGGCTCTTGCTGACCCGTGCCGCAGCGGCCGTCAACTCGGCGGCTTTGGCCGGCGTGGCGGCGAGACCCGACGCTTTCGTCAGCGCCTTGACGACATCGTCGACCTTGCCCAGGGCCTTCAACCCTCGCGGGACAGCACCCCAGCCGCCCGTGGCATACACAATGGGGTCAAAGGCGATGTCCAAGCCGAGGCCCAACGCCATTTCCGTTTTGCTTCCAGGTTCGATGCCCAACTTCTCGGAGATGCCTGTTTCGCGCAGCACCTCGGACATGAGCATGTGGTCGTTGGTCTGCTGCCACCAATCGGCAACCGACGCGCCACCCTTGCCGCCCGTGAAGAAACCCTCGAACGGGTTCTTCCCCTTGGCGAGATTGCTCCACGCATCAATGTTTTCCTTGACGAGGGAACGCGCCGCTGCCCCGCCCAAATCGAGAACGTCGATCAGTTTCCCGAACGCCCCCTTGAACCCGCCGTCCTCCCGCTCAGGCTTCGCGAATCGTGTAATCGGCGTCCCGCCGATAGTCGGCGTGGTGCGCGTCGTGTGCTTGATCGGTTCCGACTGGACAAACGACCCAGGTGTCACCCGCCCAAACGACCCTGGTGTGACCCTGCCGAACGACCCCGCTGTAGGCGAACCACCCTGGATGGCGTCGAGGATGCGTCTGCGGTCTATCTCCGCCACGGCTACTCCCCGTAAACAGCTTGCAGGACGTTGCCGCCCGTGATCTGCGGATTCGTGGCCGCACTCTGAGACAGATACGGAGTGCCGAACTCGTCAACACCACCCACATCCACGAAGAACCGATTGCCTGCACCGTCTTCCATCTCAACCAGATTCACATCAGACCCCGTGCTGGTACCAGCCCCAGATCCGATCAGATGCTCCTCAATGTACCAATCTCTGTCCACGGGAACGTCGACACCATCCACGTTGACCATGATGTAATCCTCAGCCAGCCGCTGCGCCTCAGCGGCAGCCGCTTCAATCTGAGCGATCTCCGTCGCCGACTCCGCCTGAGCGATAGCAGCCGCTGTCTCCTTCGCAGAAATCGCCGCCTCATGCTCACGCTGCAACCGTGTCTGCTCCCCCGCGAATGCCTGCTGTGCCGCAGCCGCCTGAGCAATGATCCGCTGCTCCTGCGCCCGCTCCATGGCCCGCTGCTGCGCCGCACGCTCCGTCGCCAACGCAGCGTTGTAATCGGAACGGGTATAAATCCTGTTCAGCTCACTCTCGCCGAACAGATCCGTCTTGCGTCCAAACATCGCTTCCTTCGACGCCTGCAACGCAGCCAACTCCTGCAAGTTGATGTCGCCACGCTCCGCAGCACCGGCAATGTCAATGTCGGCCTGACG